GAATCTTTTCTATAAATACCCTCGTGACGAGAATAATCCAGGTCTTCCGATTTTACAAAAGTTAATCGATGACATAGTGGACAAATTCTTAGTTAATGAACGTCCTTTGATATTATTCACAGATAATCTCAAGGACGAACGAAGGTCTAAAGAAAAAGTCGCCAGTGGAGCTTCCCGCGGTTTCAACGGAGCCCCATTGGACTTCTGCGCACTCTTTAAGATGTTTTTCGGAACATTTATTGAATGGTTAACAGATAATAAAATTGCAAATGGATGTGCAGTTGGAGTCAATGCCTACTCAAAAGAGTGGCACCAAATATATAACTTTTTATATGAACGCAACCCCGAAGGAGGAGACGGTGATTATAAAGGTTATGATGGTTCTTTACTTGCTGTAGTTATTAATGAAATATGTGAGATGATAATCCGCATAATTGGAGATACCGATGAGATTAACAATAAAATAAGGAGACAACTTTTCGATGAGATAATGTTTGCTCGCCATATTTATTGGGATGTCATATATGAACAACATTCAGGGAACCCTTCTGGAAACCCATTTACAACATTCCTAAATTGCTTATATAATTTAGTAGCGTTTCGTTACTGTTTCTATAAGAATAAGAAATTTTGGTATGAACGATTCTATGACCACGTAACTTTGTTCGTCTTGGGTGACGACAACATTTGGTCTATATCTCCCGCTATAGTAGAAGATTTTAATCAGTTAACTCTTAGTGAAGATATGATCTCGCTTGGTTTAAGATATACCACTGCCCAGAAGGGAACGGCGGTTTCTAGAACCAGACCTATAAAGGATTTAGAATTTTTGAAAAGATCTTTCCGTTATAGTGAGAGTAGAGGTTTGTGGATAGCTCCACTACGTTTAGATGTAGCTTTAGAGATATGTCAATGGAGTAAGAAGACTATGTATTTAACAATCTTCTATTCAAATGTTGCCGAAACGTTGAAAGAACTCTCTCTTCATGGAGAAGATGTTTTTGAGACCTATCGGAGACGAATTAAGGACTTCTTTATAAGAGGTGGAAGAGATTTTGATGAAATTCCTGAACTTACAGATTCTTACAGATTTGTGAGGGATAGAGTTCTCAATTCTCATTTCATTCTCTAATAAAGAAGCCCCGTCCCAGGATGACATAAAACTCGCCTGCCCGGAGACGGCAATAAAAGCTCCAAGGTGTTCATAGCGATGCTTATACCCGAATACCCACGCTCTATTATAAATCGAGTGTATTCCCTTTGAACATAACGCCCTGGCTTATTCAAGTCTATTAACTAGGATGGGGCGGTAGCAGTCCTACCACAATCCAAGAATAGAGCACAATTTGTAACGACTGAGTCACCGTTACATCTTACACCGACTTGCGACAACAACACCATCAGAGGTTTCCGGCGTACCCTTAAACGTCGCCCACGAGACTCAGTATGAACTGGGTCCCTCAGCAAGTGCAGGCACTACTCATCTTAAGGATGATGGAGTGAATGTTCAGGTGGATGCTACTAGTAGAAAAGCTGCTAGTACAATGGAGAACCTGTTGTCCTTCAATTCACCAACAACACAACAATCAATCAAATCGTTTTTTGAGAAACCTATTGTGTTACAGCAAGGTAACTTATCAACAGCTGATACAACACCTATTGCAATCTATAGTCAATCTCATCCAGAAGATTCTCTGTTTTCTCTGCCCATTTGGACAGATAAACTTAGAGGAAATTTTGGTTTGAGGTTCACTATGGTATTTACTTTGCAAGTGAATGCTTCAAGATTTCAACAAGGTAGGTATATGTTGACATGGTGTCCGACTGGAGGAGGTTCCAGAATACAAAGTAGAACTTCTGCCTGGGTTGATATGCATACTAATTCTAGGCAAGCAAGAACTCAATTGCCTCATGTAGAATTAGATATAGCGACACAAACATCTGTAGTGCTTAGAGTACCTTACTCTAGTGTTATGACTGCTTTTCCTATTTCTTCTATTTCTGATGCAAATAAGTATGGAACCTTAGGTCAATTGCAAATTTGGCCTTATCAACCTCTAGTTGCGGCATCTGGTATAACTACAGCTGGATATACACTATGGTGTCATCTAGAAGATGTAGTAACTTATGCTGCTGCAGTTCCGCAATCTCTAGCTATTAAGCGTTCTTCTAAAGGTAATCCCTCAGAGGAAGAAGCTAAAGCTAAAGGTGTGGGACCTATTTCTTCAGTGCTTAGTAAAGTAAGTGAGGCTGCCGGTATGTTATCGGTAGTTCCTTTCTTAGCCCCTTACACGGCACCATTGTCTTGGAGCACGAATTTGCTTAGTGGCGTTGCTTCTGTTTTTGGTTGGTCTAAACCTATTAATTTAGGAGTAGTCAAACGTATTAACAGAAACACTGTCGCTTATGCGACCAACGTGGATGCTATTGACAACTCTATGCCTTTGTCAGCTCAAACCGATAATGCAGTTTCTATATTACCGGGTTTCGCTGGTACTGATATAGATGAAATGTCAATTACAGCTATGGCAATGCGTCCAGGTTATGTCACCACTTTTAATTGGGAGACGTTTACGACGATGCCCTCAGGTTTCGCGCTTGCAGTAATGGAAGTTAGTCCTTCGGCTCTTCAAAACACTCGAATTGACAATGGAAGATCTGTTAAAGATCTGGTTCCATGTCAATTTGTAGCTTCTCAATTTAGAATGTGGAGAGGAAGTATGCAGTATACATTCAAAGTAGTTAAAACAGAATTTCATTCAGGAAGACTAGCAGTTTGTTTCTCACCTGAGGAAGGGAGAACAGCAACAGCTGGAGCTACTTATGCTACATCTGACTATTTACATAGGGAGATTATTGA